AAGAATGTTTCATTTGTATTAATGTCTACTTGCATATTATGTGGAATAATTTTATAACTTGTTATTTTAGATTTAACATCTAAAGTATCTACAGTTAGAGCACCACCTACATTTAAATCTTTGTTTACGGTGTAGTTATTATCAGTATCCATGTAAGATACCCATAACCTACCTTTTTCTTTTCTATATCTTTCTAGTCTATTAGACTTAGATATATATATAACTTCTTGCCCTTCTCTAAGTGAATTGACAGATGGCTGTGATTTAACTACCTGTATCTTATCTTGTTTAGAATTTTGTGTTCTTCTTGCTTCTCTAAGCATTAAACATCTCTTTTATATATTTGCCTATATTCTATACTGATATCATTTATCTCTACATTTGCTGAAGTAGCTGATGTATCGAGAAGAACATGAGCTTTTGTACAGGATACAATAGAACTAGGGGTTAATTTTACCGTTTTATAGTCACTGGTAATTGCCAATGTCCCTGATAATGTATGAGCAGTATCATCATCTAAAGATACTAATTTAAAAAGACTTGTCAATGCTACACTTGACTTATAAGTTACGTATACTGCATATATTTTTTTTATTCTAGCCACATCTCCAAAGTCAAAGTCTTTTGTCTTAAAAGAAACATTTGATACAGATTGAAAACCTCTGTGTAATTTATAAAATTTTGTAGTAGAACTATCTATAGTGCCCACTAAAGCATTTGTACTGTCTGAAAAATTAGTATGTACTACATTTGTAATACTGTCATGTGCAAAATCTTTTAAAAATGTAAAGTTACCTTTTTTAAAATCGTACAAATAAGCGTCACCATCACTAGAACAATTTTTAACTACGTATACTAGGCTAGTAGCTTCATCATATATTATCATAGAGTTAACTGTTACAAAGCTATACCAAGTGTTATCGTCTATTTTATTCTCAGATAAATCTCTTATCTGAGAGCCATCATAAAAATACAAGCCTTGTTTATTTACCCACACTATACCATATTGAGTCTTTACAACTGCACCATGAAACTCTACCCCCATATAGTTCTTACTATCTTCTAAAAACCAATTAGCATCACTAGGACTAGATATGTTTATAATATCTAAACTATACTGTTTATACGCTAGTATTCTATCTGCAAAAGACTCTATAGCTGTATAGTAGTCAGCATCACCCTTAGCAGCTTCTATTGTATTAAAAGAAGGAAATGTGTCAAACCTATTTGGCATAGAATACATAATCCTATCAGGATAATTTTTAACAGTTGCTGTAGATTTATTAGTTCCCGAATCTTCATCTTTCATTGTTACATTACATATAAATACTCTATTGTTAGCTACAGTAGAATCTTTCCAAAACTCACCTTGATCACCTAATGCATTACTAAATATACTAGATGCAAATCCATTGATAGTTTCATAAGTAATAAATCCAAAGTCTTTTACTTCAAAATTTGCAGAGGCTGTTGCAGTTGGGCAATTAAATTGAGAACTACCAGCGTCATGCCAAGGTGTATAATTATCAGAAAAATTAGTCCTGCATCCTTTTGTTAAATTAATATCTATAAGCATTATGTATTCATCATCAGAACCAACTTCTCTTACATATATTCTACCACCTGATATTCTAGGGTCGTAAGGAGATTTAGCTGATACATTTAAAGATAATGCTTTAAAATTATTAGCATCAGATATTGTATGAGTATTTGTGTATGCAAAAGGCAAAGATTCTTGATTTTTATCATAAATAAAAGTTGACGCAAATTCATAAACACCTGAAGGTATTAACCCCTCAACATCAGTATGAGATATAACATTCAATTCAAATCCAGTTCCAGCAGAGGCTGGGTATGTAGTAAAGTTAGAAGGAGTGGCAGTTGATGCTGAAGTTAAATCATCTTCAGTTGGAGATAATAACGTATTATCCTTTGCAAAATATCCTAAATAAGAATTATCATCGGTTGTGTTACCTGCTCCGTAAAAATGCCTCCTATTTATCCATCCGTACCACTGAACCTTACAATTATTTTTATCAGTAGTATCAAAACATCTAATAGAGTCATCTATTTTATGATATAACACTTTTGAATTTAAACCAGTTGCAGAAGACCTAAGTGTAATACTATCTTGCTCCCAATTTGTACCTGCTGTATTTGTTGAGTAGACATCTATTTTATGTTCATCAGGATGTGCAAGTAATAATATTTTATCACCAGTTCCAAACCCTTTTACTGTAGCCGCCCAATATACTTCGTCAGCTTCAGCAGTAGCACTATCTATAAGTTCATTATCTACTAATAAATTATTTCCACTATGTCCAATAACAGTATATAAACCTTGATTGTCTGAAGATATAGAATCAGCTGGAAATATCGGAGCAGTAATTAACAATCTAGTACCAACTGGATAGCTAGAAGTTAAATTAACAGCAGACCCATTATCTTTTAATTGTAAGACCTTATTAAAGCCTTTCCATCCCCAGTTAGCATCATCTTGATCCGAAACCGAAACAGACAAAGTTACACCATCACGAACAAAGTCTGTTTCAAAATATCCTAGTCCGTAACCAGCTTCTAAATGATCTATATGTGTTGTATTATAAGCAGTTAATAAATTATTTGTAGCATCCTTCATATTAAATGCACCACCAATCGCACCTTGTTTAGTAAAGGTTAGATTAGATACATCTACAACTTCATTATCTGCTATGTCGGCAGGGTCTTTTAGATTATTCAGTCCCCCTGAAAAATCTTTTATTTGGTATAGCCTTTTTGGCAATTACTTTCCCCATACCATTCTAATTGCTACAGATAAGATGTCCATGCATTCCTTTGCAATCTCTTGCTTCTCTTTTGCACTAAGTTTACCATCTTTCATAGCTTCATTATATCTTTCAGCTACTTCTTTAAATTCTTTTAAAATAGGTCTCCACTTTACAGCAACTACACTCATGTAACCACCAATTAAAATAGCAGCTAAATATGCTGCATTGCTTAACGATAACCATTCCATTATTTTTTCTCCTTTAGTATTTCTTTTATTTCTGCAATGTCTTCCATCATTACATCTAATTTGTAAGTTATTAATTCTTTATCTGCTTTAAATTCTAATTCTTTCTTTAATGCATCTATATCGTATTTCATAAAGCCAAATGCCAGTGTAACAGCACATATCATAGTAAAGATAGTTATAATATTTTCAACAGATATATTTGTATTCAACTTCACGACCTTCTTACTTTCTTTGCTACTTTTTTACTATACTTAGCTTTTTGCTTACCCTTGGCAGAAGCTTGTCTTTTCTTCCTATTGGTAGCCGCACGCTCTGAGGCACTGAGACTTTTCCTAACTGATTCAGGTAAATAACGACCTCTCTTAGCTCTTGGCTTTTTTTCATCTCCCTTACTGACATAATCCCATTTCTGTTTTGACCATTTAGATAAACTATTACTTGATGATTTAGCACCTTTGTACCCACCACCCTTTTTCTTATAACGCTTTGTAGCGATTTGAGCTTTACGAGCAGACCATTGTCCGGGTCTACCGCCAGAACTGCCAGATTTAACAGACGAAACAATGCGTTTCCACATCTTTTCATTTGTTTTCTTTGCAGATTTAGTAGCCATTACTTTTTCTTGTGTTTCATTTGCACCTTGAATGATGCCATTAAACTAGCACCTTTGTGCGGTTTATACCCACCACTAGGATTTTTCATTAATTTAACTCCTCTGCCTGATTTCATCCAATGATACCCTGCTGGTGCTTTTACTTTCTTATTCATACTATTCTCCTACCATTTAACTTTATCTGCCCAGTAAGCAGCTGACATTTTACCTTTAGCAATGTTTTTACCATGACGTGCTTTAAATGACTTACGCCTTGCTTTCTGCCTAGCTGATTCACCAGCCTTTGGTTTACCTGCTGTTTTTACACCTTGCTGTCCAAAGCGTATTGTTTTTATTTTTGTACCAACCTTAGCTACCACTACATGTGATTTCTTAGGGTGATTTGGAGTACGCTTAGGTTTATTAAATCCAGATACTCCTGCTCTAGCTAATCTTGAATCTTTCTTTTTTGGCATATTATCTCCTAGTGTTTTCCATTTAATCTACTTATAATACCTTTTATTTCCGATACTTGATTGTCCAAATCATTAATTTCCTTCGTAATTGAATCAAACTTTCTGTCAAGCTTGTCGTCACTCTGATTCCAGCGGTTAATAAGCTTAATAACCATACCTTCCATGTTTTCAAGTGTTTCACTTTGACCTCTATTCTCTGTCTTCAAGTCTTGTAAATCCTCTGCTTGTGTAGTTCCCCTTCTGTTCATAGAGTAAACGACATACACTAACAAAGCCCCTACGACACCTATCATACCCGCTTCGCTGTAAACTGCTAAAAAATCCATTATCTCTTTCTTCGTATTTCACGATTTATAAAATAGTTATGATTAAAATCATCTTCGGTTAAAACTATTTTCGTTTTCTTTTTTTCTTTCCCCAACTTAAAGGGTTTAAATTTAATTCTGTCTGATACCATTCTAACTGTTCTTGCATTTGTGTTATTTTTTTATCTTCTTCCTCTATGTGCTTACTTACAAGGTCTTCAATGTTGGTATCAGCAAGTTCAACTCTTCGCTCAAGTTCTCCAATCCTGTTTTCAATACGTAAGTATCCCATAACAAGGATGCCAACTCCGACAATAATTTGACCAAGCCACTTAATGTTAAGACTGATACGAAAGTTATCATCAATCTTTGCCATACCGACTGACCTGTACGTCTTTTCATCACTCATACCTCATATCCAGCTACTGACCATCCACTATCACAACTTCCAATAAGAATTAAACCGCCAAGCACAATTATTAAAAATACTACTATAGATATATAATCTTTTAAATCTTCATTCATAAGTTAAATTTACTTTTACTCAATACTAGATGTCCACTCTGAACCAGCCAATACTGACATCACTTGAGCATGACTTAGTTTGTCGTAAGAACTGAATACGCTAGGGTCATTATCTGCATCATTATCACAAGCAAACTTCAATAGTGCTTTAGAACTATCTCCATCATCTC